GTCTTTCTTTTAAAATGTCAAATCCCAAGAATTCAAGATAGGCGGACCTGATGCCCAGGCGACGAGAGCCAGCCGCAGTCCATGCGGCGAAGGGAACGTTCAGGGCGGACCGGCACTCCGAGCCAAATATCGACCTCCCCATCGTGCTGGAATCCGTCCAGCCATCGCCCGCCGTTCCGGATTCCGTGCGCGATGAATGGCAGACCACAACCAGGCGTCTGGTCAGCATGGGGATTCTCATTGACGCGGATCTGCCCTTGCTCGAATCGGCTTTCGTGCTCCTGGCTGACGCCAGGTATTTCCATGAACTCCTGGAGCGGGTGAAGAAATCAATCGACACGCTGTCCGACGAGGATACCGTCGAGGCGGCGATGGCGCAGGCCGAAGCCGTCAAGGCTCTGGTGTCCATAAACGGAATGCACATCAAGGCCCTAACCCTGTTCACGGGCATTGTCTCACGGTTCGCCATATCCCCCAGCGAGAGGGCGAAGATCCTGCACGCGCTTCCAAAGCCAAGGGGCGACGCACCGAAGAAAAGCATCCGGGCAATCCTGAAAAAGTAACTGCCGAGACGAACGTCGTGATGACGTACGGGAGAAAGATTGAAGCGGTATTTCAAATACGCGGACGACGTGGAGTCCGGTACTATCCTCGCATGCGACGCGCTCAAGAAATCAATTTCCCGGTTCCGTTTGGATATAGCCGCATCCGGAAAGCGCCGGGCAAGATGGAGATTTGACGAAGCGGCGGCGGACCAGATAATAGATTTCGTTGAAGCGCTGATCCAATTCGAGGAACCATTTTCCGGACAGTATATCCTGCTCGAACCCTGGGAATGTTTTTTCTTTGCCCAGCTGTACGGGTGGGTTGACCGGAAGACCGGACGCAGGCGGTTCAAGAAAGCCCTACTGTTCGTCGGAAGGAAGCAGGGGAAAACCATAATCGCTTCCGCTATAGCCCTGTATGAAATACTCACCAAGGATGGCATCGAGGCGTATTCCCTGGCAACGAAACAGGAGATCGCAAACAAGACCCTGCGCAATTTGAAAGCATTTATCGCCAGGAACGACGAGCTGGTCGAGCTGCTGAAAGTCTACACGTTCTCCATCCTGAATCCAATCAACTACTCAACATTTAAGCCGCTATCCCGTGACGCCCTCCTGGACGGACTCAACCCGGCAGTTGCCATCATCGACGAGCTAGCCGCCCAGCGTGACTCGTCGGCCTATACCGCCCTCACCTCCGGCATGGGCACCAGGTCGGAAGCCCTCACGATAATCATATCCACCGCCGGGTATGGCCAGTCAAACCCCCTCATCGAGGAATACGAGTACGCCAAGAAACTCCTGGACGGAATCATCGAGGACGATTCGTACCTGGTCACCCTGTACGAATACGACGGCGCCGACAAATGGGACGACCTTTCCGCCCTCCGAAAATCATGTCCCAATCTGGGCGTATCCGTTCCGCTGTCGTATTTCGAGGAACAGCTGCGCCAGGCGCGGACCATCCCGAAGCTGGGGGCGGAGTACCGCGTAAAATACTGCAACCTGTGGCAGGCCGCAAATGATACCTGGATACCTGACACGCTCTGGACCAGGTGCCGCCACGCGGTCAAACGAAACAAGGCCGAGCTTGACCAGGAGAAACTATCCGCCGCGCCCTGCGTGGTGTCCATAGACTTTTCCACGATATGGGACTGGACCGCCGTCACCCGCACCTACTACCTGGAACCAATAAAGAAATACCACGCACTGCACCGCTTCTACATACCAGGCGACCAGGTGGATACCAAGATCCACCAGGAGAATCCTGCACTCAGGAAATGGATCGACGACGGCATAGTCGTGGCAACGCCAGGGGAATCCATCGACTACGGCTTCCTATTCCGCGACGTGGAGGGATACCTGAAAACGGAAAACATCCTGGCCATCACCTACGACCCGGCGAAGGCTAAGGAGTTCGAGCAGGCCTTTGCATCCCGGGCAACCATCGTTCCTTTCCCCCAGAAATCCGCGAACATATCACCGGCAGCCAAGGCCTGGGAAAAAGCCATCGTCGAGGGGCAGATTATCGACGATAACCCCGTCATGCGCTGGATGCTGTCCTGCGCAATCAACAAGGCCAACCCAGACAGTGGTTCCTACTTCATCACCAAAAGCCCAGTAGCCAAGGCAAGGAAGCGGATCGACGGCGTCATCACCTCGCTGATGGGGTTCTCCGTGCTCCAAGCCCAGGTATTCGAGCTGTCAAAACCACGCCCAAAACTGTTTGACCTTTCGCAAATAGCATATTGACACATTACTTGCATGGTTAAAAGAAATGTAGTACACTACGGATAGTGTTTTAGCCATCATGCCGGGAGGCAGCGTGGGCATTATATCGAGGCTCTTTTCAAAACGTTCGGCCCCCAATCCGCTCAACTCGATGACGATTCCGTCGTCGAGTTCTTTCACGTTCGGCGATATAAACAAAAATCCCACGGTCATTTCCTGCACAAACGTAATATCAAACTCAATATCCATCCTTCCGCTGAACCTGTATTTCAAGCGTCCCGACGGCTCCCGAACCAAGGCCGCCTGGCATCCGCTCTATGGCGTCCTGCGCCGCCGCCCAAACGAATCCGAATCCCCAACCCTGTTTCTCACCAAGATGCTCCGCCACATCCTGCAGAAAGGAAATGCCTACATCTTCCTGGTGCGGGGCGAGGGTGGCGTTATCACCTCATTGCGCCTTCTGAACCCGGAGGCGGTAAAGGAATATTACGAGGGATACAAGGTAACCTACGGGTACGGCGGGAAAATCTACACCGAGAATGAAATCCTGCACATTCCATCGCTCATCACGGACGATATGGGCAAGGGATTCGCCCTGGTTGACCTGGCAAAAGCCGCCGTCCGCCTGGGGATCCAGCTGGACGAGGCGAGCCTGTCCAGCTTCGGGAACGGACTCAACACCAAGCTGCTTATAGATATCGCCGAGATGACCGCCAACATCACCAGCCTGGAAGAGGCCCAGAAAGTGGCGCAGACCGTGGGCGACTACGTGCGCCGCAACTACGCCGGGACCGAGAACGCCGGGAAGCCCCTTATCCTCTGGACGGGCATGAAGGCAGTGGAGCTGAAAAACCAGTCCAGCAACCGCGAGGCCGAGCTGCTCGAATCCCGCAAATGGCAGGAGCTGGAAATCTGCAAAGTATTCGGCGTTCCGCCCTTCCTGGTCAACGGCACCTACGAAGTCAAGTACGGCGGTCTTGAGCAGGCCATGACAGTATTCTCGAACTTCACCCTGGCTCCGTACCTCCGCCACATCGAACAGCGCCTGGGCACCATGCTTAGCGTCTACGCCGATCAGGACAAATACTATTTCGAGTTTGACCTTAACGTACTGCTTCGCCCGGACGAGAAATCGCGCGGGGAATTCTACACGAAGCTTTTCAACATGGGAGCCATAAGCCCGGACATGATAGCCGCCAGGGAAAACCTTGAGGCACCGAAGGAAGGCGGGGACGCCCGATTCGTACCGGCGAACATGATGCCCCTGCGAGACGACGTGCTCAAGGCCTACATGGCCGGAGCCAAACTGAAAGCCGCAGCCCTCACCGGTCCTGCGGATCCCGCCCGCGCCGCTGGCGATGACAAGCTGTAGGGGGAACAAATGAAAACGACAATAAGGACGCTGGACATAGCCACCAAGATCGAGACCAGGGAAAAGGACGGAAAGAAATATATTTCCGGCCTCATCCCCTACAACTCCCGGTCTGAAAACCTTGGCGGCTTCATCGAAATAATTGACCGGTCCGCGTTCAGGAAAACGTTGTCAGACGGAGCCGACGTGTTCGCCTTCTGGGCGCACAACGAGGCCGAGATACTGGGATCCACCCGGGCTGGCACCATGACGCTGGAGGACCGGGAAGACGGCCTGGCGTTCTCCATCGAGGTGCGGGATACGGCCATGGGTAGCGACCGGTACGAGGCTGTCCGCCGCGGCGATGTTCTCGGAACCTCCTTCGGCTTCATCACCGAGCGCGACGAATGGAACCACAAGGAAACCCCGGCCTTAAGAACCCTGAAGGAAGTCCGCCTTATGGAGATTTCCCCCGGAGTGGCTTTCCCCGCGTATCCAGGGGCGCAGTCAAGCGCGTCCCTGCGCAGCGTGGTCAATGAAATGAGATCGATGAACGAGATCCCCGCACAGGCAGAGAAGGTCACACCCGCCCCGATAGCCGCGCCGCCCGCACAGGCACCCGGTGAAGGGAAGCGCGCCGAGGCTGAGGTTCTGAGACGCAGACAGGAGGACGAGCTGGCGCTTATGCGCGCACGATTCGGACTCTAACCCACACCCATCAACGTCGTGACGACGTAGAGGACAATGAAATGACCAGACAGGAACTTCAGAAAGACATGGAGGCCCGCACCGCGCAGGCTTCCGCCATGCTTGGAGACCCGGCCAAGGCCGAGGAATTCAAGAGCCTGACCGAGAAGGTCAACGTGATAGGCGAGCAACTGCGCGCCATGGACAAGGCCGAAGCCGAAGTGCGCGCCATGCGCGAGGCGGAAGCGAAACTTCCCTCCCCCGTACTGACGGAGAAATCCGGCTGGAACGGCGTGCGTAACCAGATCCTGGAAGCCATCAACAACCGTGGCGGGAAGATCGACATATCCGGCATCGAGCGCCGCGGTATCGTCTCCAACGGAACCGGTGTCGCCACCGCACCCGGCATCGTCCGCGCGCTGGTTGACGGCGGCCGCCTCCGCTCCAAGGTCTCCACCTACCTGGGCAAGAACGCCGTTACCGTCGTTCCCGTGTTCAGCCCCTCCATGGCCGTTCCCGTGGGGAGCGTACCCGGGGCCACTGGAACCGCGTCCGACAGCACCGGCGTGCTCACCGGCGATTCCATGACGCTGAAAGCCTGGTACTCCACCCTGGCGATAAGCATGGGTGCCCTGATGTCCAGCGATATCGAACGGGAACTGCCCGCCATATTCTCCGACAACTTCGGAGCGGCCATCGACAAGGCCATCCTGGTTGGCGCCGGGTCCGGCTCCGACATGCTGGGCGCGTTCGTCGCCAGTGCGGTCGGTGTACCCACCGGCTCGGACATAACCGCCACCGGCTCCGGTGCGGCTCCCGTGTGGGCCGACTACGTGAAGATGGCCCTCACCCTGCTCGGCCTCTCCGGAGACCAGAACAGCCTGGCCATCGTGGTCAACCCCGCCGTGTTCTCCGCCGCCCTGGGCGTGGCCACCGGAAGCGACCCGAACAAGGTCGAGTACATGACCAAGGGAACCATCCTGGGAATCCCCGTCATCCTGTCCGGCTATGCCCTCACCACCCTCACCACCGGTTCCTACGTGGCCGTCGGCGGGTACTGGAAACACTACGGACTCGCCATCGCACAGGAAATCATGATCGACCAGATCAAGACCGTGGGAAGCGACGACATAACCTTCCAGTCCTTCATGTACATGCAGGGCAAGCCCCTGGTCGGTTCCAGCTTCCGCAGGCTCAAGACCGGCTAGAGGATTCGACCGCGCCGGAACCCTCTCCCGGCGCGGCTGAATCATCCTGCGAGGGCAAAAGGAAGAAATCATGGGTATAGCATTCAGAAGTGTCGGAACGAAAGGGGCTGGCGTCCAACAGGACGACCGGTTTCCCTGGCGTATCTACGACGCCATGGGCGAAGGCTCCAAGGCGTTCAATATACGTGCCGGGCTTGCGTTCGATGACACCACCAACCGACCTGTAGAGTTTGTCAACACCTTGGTCGGAACATCGCCGATCACGGCCGGGCTTGTATCCGGCTATCCGCTGCTCATCACCACGGGCGGCACCGAATACAACGGCGTGAATATGCAGCTTGCGGGCGAGTCCGCGAAGCTGGCGGCCGGAATGGAAACATTCCTCCGGTGCAAATTACTTCCATCGGAAGAAAAGACCGTGGATCTGCTTTTCGGCCTGTGCGAGCTGAAGACGGATCTGATGAAAGTATCTGTGGCCCACGGGGTGCTCGCAACCGGTGTGGCTGGCGTGTTTTTCGTCAAGGTCTCCCACGCATCGGAAGTGACCATCTACCTGAAATCCTACGTTGCGGGGGCCGAGACATCCAGCGTCGCGGTGGGAACCCTTTCCAAAACCGCCGCTGTAGACCTGGCCCTGTGGTGGGATGGCGTGCGGGTGCATGCCTACGTTGACGACGTGAAGCGCGCGGAGATCTCCGCGTCCCTTCCCACCGGGGAGCTTACGCCCTCCATCAACTTCCGCACCGGAGCGACCGCCGCTTTCACGCTAAGCATTGCTGAGCTGGCTTTCGCCACCTTCGAGTGATTCCAGCCCTGGTGCGGTTTACCTCCACCGCGCCGGGGCTTCCATTCTGGGGGACAAGGAAAACAGATGGGAATCCTGACGCTGGCAGAGTTCAAGAAATACGCGAAAAAGATGGACGACGACGCCGCTGGCGAAGCCCTGTACCAGAGCTACATCGACGCCGCCGAATCCGTCGTGGCTGATTTCCTCGCCTATGCCCCCGCCCAGGATTCCTACGTCCACACATTCTACGGAGACGGCAAGCCCTACCTGGCGCTCAAGGCAAGGCCGGTGGAACTTACATCGGTGACCGTTGGCGGCGTGTCCAGGCTCATAGCCGATTTTATCGTAGAGGATGAGATAATCACCGACTCGACCGGCAACCTGTTTGCTGTCGGCTCCCTGGTTGTCGTTGCCTATGATGGCGGGTTCTCCCCCGTTCCCGGGATTATCAAGATAACTGCCCTGGAAATAGCGGCGCTCCTTTCCATGGAGGCCGGTGAGAATATCGGCGTAACCTCCACAACTTTCGACGGGGGGAATACCAGGAGCTTCCTGAACTACACCAAGTTTGACAAATACCTGTCGAAACTCGAGCGCTATCGCATCCGGCGTCTGCCCAGGATGGCCCCATGATAGCGATACAGGTCAAGAACGATATCGATTATACGGTAAACGCACTCAAGGACATGGGAAAGTATTTCGGCGAATCGGTGAAATACATCGTTCGCACCATGTCTGCGGGAGTGAAAAAACGCATCACCTCAAACATGTACCAGCACACCGGCCGCCGCAATGGCTGGCTGAAAAAGCACGTCTATTCCGTCAAGCGCAGCCCTTCCATGTACGTCGTGTCCGCTCCCCGGCACATCGCCGAAGCCCTGGAGAAAGGCACCACCATACACACCAAAAAGAGCAGGTGGCTCACATTCAAGACCAAGGACGGCTCCTGGCACAAGGTCAAATCGGTAACGATCCCGCCAAGTAAATGGTACACCCAGTCATACGACGGATTCGAGGATACTGGCGACTACAAGGCCGCAATAGAGAAAGGACTCCAGCTGGCAATCAAGCGCTTTGACAGCAAGCGCGCTGCGGGGCTGGTATGAAAATAGACGACATCAAGACCGACCTGGTAGCCAGGAACTCGACCTTTGTTTCCGCACTCTCCACTGTCGGCGTCCCTCTCGTCGCACTCACCGCCGCGATGATGTTCACCCGCGACTACCAGGAACCCACCGGCAAGGTGTGCGTGTTCATCGAGGCCAAGCCCGAGGAAGCCGAGGAAATCACCCCAAGCTTTTCCATCGTGACCATGCCCGTGGAGATAACCGTGTTCACCCAGGGCGCAAGCGAATCGGTACTTCGCGAACAGGCAGCCAACTACGCCCAGGCTATCAGGAACTGCCTGAAACTCAACCCCTACTATTTCGAGATGACCGGCCGCGACGACTTTGACGGAGTCGAGGGCAAGCCGGATATAAAAGCTACAAAGATATCTCTCACGTTCAAATACGAGGAGGCCTGATCATGGCCACAGCCGCAAAGACAGCCCGCGTGAAGATGCTGGGCAACCATCTTGAGTACGAGGCGGGGAAGGAATACGACCTCCCCCTTGAAACAGTCAACCAGCTGACGGGCATAGGATTCGCCGTCGTGATCGCGGACAGGCCCGCAAAGGAGCAGCAAGATGCCGTTTAATATGGGAGCGGGCGCACAGCTCGCCATCGGAAAGGAAAGCTCCTGGGGGACAGCCGTACCCGACACCATGCTGGTCAATTTCACCAGTGAAAGCCTTTCGGCTGCCGTCACCAAGACGGAAGAGGAAAGCCTTCTGGCCGCCAAGGCCGCCGCCGCCTACGACCTCCTGGGCATCAAGGTTGCCGGGGACATCTCCTTCATCCTCAAGCCTGAAAATGCAGGATTTTTCGTCAAGGCCGCCCTGGGCGGAACGGACGTGGTGGTGCAGAATCAAGGTGGCGTAACCGGACAGCATCAGCATACGATCCCTGCGCAGAGCGCGTCCGGCTCGATCCCGTCCTACACGCTGATCGTGAACCGGAAGCAGGCCATCAAGAAATACGCAGGATGCAAGGTGGACAGCTTCAAGCTTGCGGCGAAGGCGGGCGACTACGTGCGCGCCACCGTTTCGGTGAAGGGAAAGGACGAATCCACCGGCACTGTCACCAGCACGACTCCACCGTCGAAGAAGGCCTACAAGTTCATAGGCGGAACCCTGTCCCTGGGTGGGACGTCCATGGACATCACCGGCGTTGACCTGGACTACCAGAATGGCCTTGACGACGGCGTGCAGACCAGCGCCTCGGGACTGTACGCATCCGAGCCGGTACATGGGAAACGCAAGATTTCCCTGAATATCGAGATGCCCTACGACACCAACAGCGAGGCGATATACAACACGAACTACATCACCGAGGCCGTTCTTTCGACCGCAGTGCTCCACCTGGAAAGCCCAGAGATAATCGCCGTTGCGTCTAAATACCGCATGGATATAACCCTCGCCAACGTGGCAATCCTTGAAGCGAAAGTCAACGTGGGTGGCAATGGACTCCTTACCATTTCGATCAAGGGCGAGGCCACGGCCGTTGGAGCCACCGAACCCATCTCCGCCGTTATCTACGACGGATCCACCGCGGCCTATTAGGCAGGGAGCCACCAGATGCCAAAAAGCGATGCCCTTATCGGGGCGTTTATGGATTACCTGCTGCAGGGCGTGGCGCTTCCGAGCGAGGGGGCGAACTACTATCTGCACCTTCACACGGCCACCCCGACATCCGCCGGAACCGGTGGGACCAGTGAGGCCGCATACACGGGGTATCTGGCCCAGGCGATAGCCAGGGAAGCCGCATCCTGGACAAGGACAGGCTCCCAGGTCGTGAACGACAACGCCATCGTGTTCCCCGAATGCTCAGGCGTATCCGACGACGAGGTGCTCCTGTACGCGAGCCTGACACTGGCTGACGGGACAATCCGGTATTTCGGAGCCCTGACGGCTCCCGGAATCAGAATCACCTACAACCAGCGCCCCTATTTCCCCGCTGGCGCGCTTGTCCTGACGGAGGTCTGACGTGCCAGAGAATTATACCCAAGTACCGCCCGACTCAACCGGAAAAAAGATGCGTACCAGGTCCCGCACTGTCGGGGCAAATGAAGTCCACGAGCAGGCCGTATTCAACGGAGCGATTCACACATATTACGCTCTCGCCGATGCCGTAGCTTTTGCCCAGAACAAGCAGATGATATCCATCCTGAATGCCGCAGGAAGCGGCAAGATGGTTGTCCTTAAAAAAATGTTCCTGATCAACCTGTCGGTTAGCACTGTGACGGGGGTCATGCTCCGTCAGGACTTCAAACGCATAACAGCCCACTCCGGCGGCACGCTTATCACTCCTACTTTGTGCGACACAACAAATCCAGCCCTGCCTGCCGAGGTGACTGTTCGCACCGGAGCCACCGCTGTGACCGAAGGGGCCCTGCTATTCCCCCTTACCTTCAACAATGACGAGGTTGGAGCCACGCAAGCGTTTCCAACGACCGCACTCCAGGCGGGGATAAACTGGCTGCCCGAGGGGTCTGAGGTTCAGGAGGTTCGCCTGCGCGAAGGCGAGGGTGTTACCATAAAGAACATAACAAGCACGACCGTCGGTTCGTATGCGTACCTGATCGTATTCACCGTGGACGACCTGTAATGCTGAGCCTCTTCCCGTTGCAGTATTATGGCCCCGGGTGTGCGGCGTCATACATGGATGGCGAAGGGGTATTCGCACCAGGGCCCATGCGCGCGGACGCACGCATGGCTTCCGCGATGACCGCTGCCGGGGCCATGGATATCCGTGGAACGATTGGCGTTGATGGATCGGCCGGAATGGATGGCGAGGCTACCATGGAAGGTCTTATGCGGGCAAACAGCCGCATGGGTGTTTCCATGAACCTGGGGGATTTCCCGTCAGCCTTCGAGGTTGCCCAGGAAGTGTGGGCACTGAATATAGCATCCTTCCAGGTTCCGGCGGCAGGCGGGAAACTCAATGCGGCCGGAACTGCCGGGGACCCGTGGACAAAGGTGATCGAGTCCGGGCTTACCGCCGAGGAAGTGCTTCGGATAATCGCCGCCGCCCTGGCTGGAAACACCAGCGGCATGGAAACGGGAAGCGTGGTGTTCAAGGGGCTGGACGGAGCGACGGACAGGATCGCCGGGACACTGGGAACGGATGGGAACAGGTCGGGGATAGTCCTCGATGGCGCGTAGCTGGGGATCGTGGCTGGGGAATTGGGTTGGCGGCTGGCTGGGGAAATCCGGCGGAAGCACCCAGCCAAACAGGCATTTCTGGGCTTTCATCGGGCGCGAGTCGCGCGGGGTGGCCCAAGGGGAACAGATGGAAGACCGAACCGTGGAGATAGCGACAGAATCGAGGGCGGCGGAAGTCACCGAGGCTTCGAGGGTCGCTTCCGTTGATACAGAAAACCGCGTGGCAGTGGTGGGGGTGTAGCATGGCGCTCAAATGGCCCGACAAGGATCCGGACGCTAACAAGGACTACTCGCTCGACTGGACGGCAATGCTCGCTGACGGCGAGGTTATCGAGACATCGGCTTGGGCAGCGGATCCGGTGACAGATCTGGTTATAGGCCTGGATTCGATCCTGGACGGGGTGACAACCGTGTGGCTTTCGGGCGGAGCCGAAGGGGCTACCTACAAACTGGTGAACACGATCGAGACGGACAGGGGGCTCGTGGACGAGCGCACCGTCTCCATAAAGATAAAGACCCAATAGGAGGACCGATGGTAATTGTCAGGGATGAAAAGTATCTGGTTTCCGCCAGGATACCGATAGGGCAGTTTTTCTCACTCCCGGACGACGACGTATTTGTCGAGCTTCGGGAGCCGGAGACCAAGACGACCATGCGACTGCAGCGGGCATCGCAGACCAACGACATCGAGAAGGTCGTGGACGCCTTTGTCGAGGCATTCCCCGGGATCCTTGTCGATCATTCGCTGATGAAGAGCGAGACCGAGAAGATGGAAGCCGCCGAGGTGATAAACACGCTGGCGAAGAAGCTGGAACTGTTCATGCACGTATTCACCGAGTATTCGAACAAGGTGCTTTTTACCCTGGGGAAGAAGAGCGCCGGGAAATAGCGACCATCTCCGCGGCACTGTTCCGCGGCGAGATCTCCGACCCGGAAATCTGGGAAGACTGCCACGGCGCGGTATGGGCGCCGTGGGTGGACATCTTCCTTCCCCTTATCAATAACCGGCACGGGTTCTTCCAGCACTTCCCCTTCGGGGGTGCCTACATGGACCAGCCGGGGACGACCATGCGGATACTGCGGACAGTGCAGGGCGAGTATTTCTCGTATCTGCGCGAAGTGAACAAACGGCCGGGGGCGTAGCGATGGCAAGAGAAGCGAAGACGATCATCACCGCCGAGGACAAGACCAAGCCCGGCGTCACATCCGCGATAGGGAACATACTTGGCCTGGATGAGGCCACCAAGAAGCTCGGCAAGACTATAGCCACCGCCTTCACCGTCGGAGCCATAGCCGGAGGCCTCAAGAAGATCGTCGACTTCGGCGCGGACTCGTACAAGGCCTTCGCCGAGGCCGAGCGCGCCGTGGTGTCCTTCAACAACGCCCTTAAATCACGGACCGACATATCCAGGTCAAGCCTGGAATCCTTCAACTCAAGTTTCTCCAAATCCTTCGGCGTGGACGGCGAGGCCATCCTTGGCATGCAGACCATGCTGCTTGCCAGCGGCCGTACCCAGGGCCAGATAGAAAAACTCATGAATGCCGCCCAGGGCCTTTCTGCCGCCACCGGGAAAGACCTGAAAACCTCCGTGGAGGAACTGAACAAATCCTTTTCCGGCACCGAAGGCCGCCTGGGTGCACTCATCCCCGAACTCAAGGATCTGAGCGACGAACAGCTGAAGGCCGGCGACGGAGTTGATGTTATCCTGGAGAAATTCGGACACCTGAATGAATCCATATCCGAGCTTTCCGACACAAAGCTCAAGAACCTGACGAATGCCTGGGACGATTTCAAGGAAGCCATCGGATCATGGGTGGCACCGGTGGTGAACCCGTTTCTTGATTTTGTAACCGACATAATCGGAGGGTGGCGGGACGCCATCGAGGCGCACAACAACTATAACGACGCGATAAAAAAAGGGATAAAGGAAAGGACTCTTGAGGACCAGAAGGTAATACTTCAGAAACAGATTGCGGACAGGGAATCGGCGGCCAGGGTAATTGCGCTCAACTTCGTCGGGACCGACACACGAAGGGACGCGGGGTCGATGTATGCAAAACAGATTGCCAGGCTTCCAGAGACAAAGGAAGCCGAAGCGCTCACAAAACAGCTGCAGGCAGTAGAGGCCGAGATAATCGCCCTGAATACCGCGATGGTAACCGCAGGACTTGAGGAAAAGAAGAAGACCGAAGAAGCCAAGAAAAACACCGGCGCTGCCGAATCGACAGACAACTCACAATATGACATCCAGAGCGCAATGCAGGCCGCGATAAAAGCGGGTCAATTCAACGTGGTTGCGGCTATGCAGTCATACATGAGCCTGCAGCCGGATCAACCAGGCATTACAGGAGTTGGCGGGATTGGGCGCGGAAGCTACCAGGACAGGGACATGACCCCCATGGGCGACGGCGATATCGGCATGTCCGGCATAGGCGGATTCGGGGATATTATATCGTCTCTTGCCGGGGGGTTATCTCCCTTGATTGAAATGTTTGGTGGAATGTTCACAAGCCTCAGTTCCGTTGTCCAGATCATGAATCCACTGCAAACCATCCTTGGAGCCATGTTTGAGGTCATCGCTCCGCTCATAGATACGCTCTTGACGCCGTTGGTCGGAATTCTACGGATAGTCGGCCAGGCCTTGGGTGCAATACTTGTCCCGATACTCAAGCAGCTTGAGCCCATTATCCGATTTATAACCACGGCTTTCGTCTGGCTTTACAATTACGCCATAGTTCCGCTGGCAAATGTTTTCATCTGGATGCAGGTGATGGTGCAGAACATGATCGCCAGTCTGTTCAATTCGATACGGGCATTCGCCAGGAAAGTCGGAATAGATCTTGGCGATAAAATGGACAAGGTGGATTACAGTGATTCGAAGCTCACGACGATCAATCTGGAAGACGTGACTGCCGCAGAAGCAGCCACCGTTTCAGGGCAAAGCGGTGGATCCGGGGCGTCCTACACGGGATCCCAGTCTGTCACCTTCAACTTCTACAACCAGGGCAATGTGGTGGGGTCCGGCGGGCTTGAGGAACTGGCGACGCTTATCGATTCGATTATCAAACGCAACGCGAGGTATGCGTAATGGCTACCTGGGTATTCGCCCTGGGCGGAGGGATCGGGGATGTGACCGCCCTCGTCGATGTGCAAAGCATCGTGCGCAACAAGCGCCTGTTCACGGAGATGAAGCCCAATTCAAACAAGCTCAATTTCAGGATGCAGTTTTCCGCATCCGTGTGGGCGTCACTTATCGCAAGCACGTCCGTTTCCGTCGCCGTTACCAGGGACGCGGTGACATACTTCACCGGCATCGTATCGCCGAACTACGAAACCACCATAACCGACGGTCGAAAATGGATCGAGCTGATCGCCGAGGATTTTACCCTGTCAAAACTGGGTGTCCAGATTGGCGATATAACGACCTATGCCGGATACGCCGTCTGCACTCCATTGGCTACCGCGACCTCTCTTGTCCACGCCATCGCAACCGCCGCGGGCGTGTCACTTGCCGCCGGTCTCCCAACCATCACCAGCACGGTTCCCTACGTCTGTATTCTCCCCGATGACAAAAGCACCTGGGGAGATATCCTGGGTGGGATCCTGTTTGAATACGGGTACTGCCATTCTTTCCTTGACGACGGGACGCTGACCATATTCCAGACGGTAAACACCGGGACCATAACCACCACTTCCACATTCCTGGTCAACGCCGCCACGGGAAATGTGCGCGACCAGATAAAGGCCAGAAAAACACCGGACAAGTACGACGACATCCGCGTTGATTTCGATACCGTCACCCTCAAGACGGGCAAGGTTCTTTTCGAGGACACGTCCGGAGCCACGGGCACGCAGAACTGCAATATCGCCCTTGAGGCCACAGGGAACGCCGACGGAAAGGATTACTATCCAATCGGGGCCAGGGACGCGGAAATATTCCTGGACTGGAAAAGCCCGGACGGGACCGTATGGATAGCCACAAGCGCAGCGATGGATGCCACGGTCGGCGGTTCCATATCCATGTCCAGATCATTGACGAACTACTACCGCCGGGCGTCTTTCGCCTACCGCAACCCATCCGCAAGCGTGGCGTACATAACCAAGCTCCGCATCACCGGGGATGCCTATTTCCTTGAAGCCAAGAACACGGCGCGCTCGAATACCACCGGCGGGTCCGTTCTACTGGAGCACAAGGCCAGATATATATTCACGTCGGCTTTGGCGCAGGCCCTGGCAAACAGGGTCAACCAGTATTACCAGTACTCAGATTTCACCTATGAGCTGAAAAGCCACGACAACTTTGACCTGGGCGCGTACGTCCTGCTGTCTGACCCGGTGTACCTGGGCGTCTCGCAGAAGTGCCGCATCGTGGGGAAGGTGAACGACGAGTCCACCGCGTCGATATCCTACACGCTGGAAGCCGTCGCCGATTATGCCGCCATAACCATCACCGTGGAAGGCGTCAAGGTTGGCGACCTCCAGGGGCCGCAGGGTCTTCCAGGGGCGCAGGGCGCGCCGGGAGCTGCCGGAGGAACCACGACCTGGAGCGGAACATCAACGGAATTCCCCCTTAACCCGAGCGACAACCAGGCCTCCTACATCGCATCACTCAAGAAATCCTACGTCTTTGCAAACAACGGCGTGACACCTCTCCTGTTCAACACCACCACCCTGTTCGACACCACCACCCTGTTCGAGGGCGGGTCATGGTACCAAATGACACAGGACGGGTTTGACGGGTCAGATGGAACTGACGGAACCGACGGAAGCGACGGTGTGCCCTCCATAAAGTCCATCTGCTTCAAGCGAGCCGCCGCCCAGCCGTCCCCTCCGACCGGCGGGAGCTGGGCGAGCCCGACACCCTCAGGATGGAGCGACGGGATCCCGGCCGACGACGGAACCCCGCTCTGGATGTCAACGCGCATCCTCACTTCCGATGGAAACCTACCCCAGCAGGGATCATGGACTACGCCGGAAAAGCTGGGCGCTCCGTCCCAGTCGGCAAAATTCCAGTGGTCGGTGAACGGATCATCCTGGCACGACACCCCGGCGGTTGACGACATCTACATGCGCTCCCTCGTCTCCACCGACAACGGATTTACCTGGAACGTTCTTGGCGATGCCGTCCAGGTGAAAGGCGAGCAGGGCGACCCGCCGGACCCGGCCACCCTCCCGCGCTATTTGGGCGCGCTTTCCGCATTGCCCGGATCAGCTAACTGGGGCGACACCTGCCTGTTCTACACATCGCTGACCACCCGCGGGCTGTACTCATACGATGCCGGATGGACGAAAGAGACCGCCCCCAGCACCGAGCTGATATCCGCGTCATGGCCAGACATCTGCAAGGCGATCCTTTCGCAGGCCGCCGGAGGATTCGTCGGCGGACCCTACGGAACCGCTCCGGACTATCTGGGAAGTGGCGTCAATTTTATGGAAGTACTGGCCGTGCAGACGGCATTCATCAATAAGCTGTTTGCACAGTACGTCAAGGTCCAGACGGGCGGAAGCATCCGGGCCGGAGACCGCTACGCCGAGGATGGAACCGACTCAGGATCAGGTGACGGCGCGTGGATGGGGGCAAACGGGATACTGAAGGCACGGTCTGCGATACTTGACCAGGGAATCCTGGACGAACTCCAGGGAGGCTCCGGAAACCTTGGAGCATTCAGCTTCGCTCCGAAAGCGCTTGGGGCAACTCCGGTATCTTTCCCTTCCGGGTCAACAGGCATCGTGACGTGGTGGAAAAACAACGTATCGTCTGTCGTGGGGGAAGTGTACACGGCGATTGGCACCGTTACGGATTCGACCACGATAACAGCCAGACGCGGGTCACTCATATCAAGCACGACGCTTCGTATCTATTGTGACTACGACGGGGTTACCAATTCAACGCAGTCATTTACGGATTCTGCCTCTTCCGTTGATCTCTTCCTGGCAAGCATTTGTGGCCAGCCGGAAATACACGGCGACCTCATTCCTGGCGATTTCGGCCCAACAAACCTCGGATCCTCGTCGCGCAAGTTTGGAAGGCTGCGCCTTAATGGTCCAGTCGCAGCGCTGGCAGGGTCGGTCAGCTCTGTAACACCAGCAAATATATCATCGTATTCCGGCAGCTCCTACCCAACAATCTTGCTGTGCACATGCTCTGACACTGCGGGTCATTTCCAGGTAGCCATAGCCACCTATCTTGGTACAACCACAGTCAGCAATCTGGCAAATAGCGGATCAACTTATTTCAGCTCAGATGGGGCAAACAGCATTCTTCTGAAATCTCATTCAGCCGGAGTAGTCATGACTTACCACTTGATGACGCTGATGAGCGGAGATTATGACCTATGAACTCTGATAAGATAAGGTCCGAGCTTGAAAAGGACACAACCGCCCGGGCGAATATGTCACACACGCTCCAGGCATTCCAAAGGCCAAAGAGGGACGACTACATATACATAATAAGGCATCTGTTCCACGCATTCTCAAAAACACACTCAGGAGGCCAGCATGTCTAATATAGGTTTCACGCACCAGACAATATCGAACGGAGTCACGCAGGCCAGCGCCGGAACGATGCAGACTGTATTCGACGCCCTGCGCAAGGTTGTGGACAAGAGCTTCCGGACTGCCGGGGAAGAGTTGGACGCCGACACGGTGAGCGGGTATGGGATTGGGACTATTACTGCCGCACCCGACAACAATATGAATAATCTATTGACCAACGGGAACTTTTATTCTGGCGCGTTTACCTACAGCAACAGCACGGTACAGATAGCGCCTGATTTCAATGGGTATCAGAGTATTATAGAGGTCTACGGTTATTCGTCCACATTCGTGAAACAGGTTGCTACAAGACTTGTCGGGAGTGGCGAAACATATGTGAGATTCTATATTGGAGGATCGTGGAAAGGCTGGTTCGCCTTATGGACATCATCCAACGACGGCAACGGCGGACAGCCACCTGCGCCGAAGGGTGTAACGGGAGCAGTAGCATCGACATCAACTCCAGCGACGATATTCACTGGGCTGGATCAGGATGTGATGTACCAAGTGATCGTGTGGATTCCTGGCTACGCGATATCTCAGGCGTATGTCTATGGCGTGTTTTTCAATGGGTCCTCAGGAGTTGGTATTTTTAGCTGGACCGACCTGAAGGCATCCACCAATCTCACTGTGTCGTTGTCTGGAGCCAATCTACAGGTAGCTCATAATATCGGCGGATCGCTTACTTGCTATTATCAAGTATCAAAGTTGACATAGGAGAATGCAATGGTGGTGACTAAGGTATTCAGAACCAAGGATTCAATTGCCGTATATGTCGAAGGAATAGGCGGGTTTATCCACATATACCCGGAAAATGAAGAATATGCAGAAGTCCAGGCCTACCTCCTCGACCACCCCGAAGCCCTGATCCCCGAGCCGGTCCCGCCACCTCCAAGCGCGGAGGAGCTGGCCGCGCGCGAGGTTGCCGAGGCGAAAGCGTACCTTGCATCGACCGACTGGATCATAGCCAAGATCGGCGAGGCACAGATGATGGGGCAACCGATTGACGGGTTGCTGGAGAAGTACGCCGGGGAGCTGGCCCAGAGGCAAGAGGCGAGGGGGAAGATATGACGAGACTTGAAATGTTCAACAGTTGCCTGAAGGGTCCGTGGGTCACAAGTGGATTGGATGTCCAGTGGCGCTTCAGTGACGGGGTTCTGGCGTTCCAATGCACCCGCTCGGAAACCGACTGGATGTTCAACTTTCTTGCGGCGCGGATCGACATTGACGGAGATGCCGTCCATGCAGGGTTCGCCGCATTGTGGGAATCGGTGAGGCCATTCGTCGAGCTTGCGGTTGGCAATGCCGAAGGCTTCACCATCAACGGATATTCACAGGGCGCGGCTTTGGCTACCCTCGCACACCGGCACTTCACCAGACGAGGTGCGCATCCGGTATCCACCGTGTTCGGAAGCCCGAAAGTGTTCGCCTCAAAGGTAGAGATGCCAGACCTTGTAAATATCCAGGTCAAGGGTGATATCGTGACCATCGCACCACCGTTCCCATGGTTCAAGCATGTAGGTAGCATCTATCATTTCGGGAAGACCACATTGATACCTCTTCCCTCGCGGCATACGCCTGACTCATACCGAAAGAACCTATAGGAGAACACCGATGACAGAACTGGAGCAGGGACGGATCAGCGAGAAAGTGGACACCGTGGCAAGGGACGTCGGCAAGCTCTGGACAGAGCATCGGGTTCTGTCGGCGGTCGTGCAGGGACCTGACGG